ATATACATATTCAACAAGTTTTTCATTTGTAGCTAATTGCTTATTCAACCACTCAAGTGCTATATCTACCCAATCACTAAATGTCTGAAATGTTATGAACTTTGAAAATATAGGAAATCTCTGAATGAACATGTCAAAGACAAGTCTTAATTTGGCTTGCCCTGTTTTAGTACCAAGTTTTTTCTCAGCCTCAATCACTGCATACTTGAGCCACTCTTTGACTCTCTCAATCTGCTTATCTGTAGGTAACTTAATAAAGCCCTTTACCCTAGCAACCACCAAGGCTACAATAGCTATTAAACCTACAATCACATACCAATAATTTGTAACAAACTCTACAACTTGTAACATGTTATCCTACCTCACTTTCATCATCATTGTTATTACTTAAATTATTCATTGCATCTTCTAACTGCTGCTTGTTATTTAAGTATATTTCATTTGCTTTCTCCGCTTTTGTTTCAAGGTAACTTTTAATAAAATATGGTATTACTGTACCTATTATTGTTAGTACTAATCTATCTATTATATTATTTATGTTTATTGCTTTATAATAAACAATATCTACTATAAAATAAATGCTCAACCAAATCATCACAAAGCATTGCCATATTGTCATCCAAATCTTGCTATATTGTCTTTTGGTTTTTGGCTTTTTATTTACTTGTTTCTTATCTTTCTCAATGCTTATCTTCATATCCCAAAATCCCTCTGAAATTTTTTATATATGTAACACCAGATTTTTATCTATATGTTAATTCAAAATTTTTGAAATGTTTATCTACTTTATTACTTTCAATTACTTTATTTTTATAATGCTTATATAACTTATTATCTTTAATTGACAATTAACAACAACATAATCGTCGAAATTTAATACTGTTATATATTATATGTCTTATAATTAAAACAGACCAGGAATTGCTAATAAATGTTGAATGACATAGCCTATAACTACTGCTCCTATTCCTAACACCCACCATTTAGTTTTGTCATTCTTTTCTTCCTGTTTGTCAATCTTTTCATTTAAATGTTTAATATCATCTTCCATTCTGATCTTATCTTTATTGATGCTTTCAATAGAATCAGAATGCTTTTTAATTTCTTCTTTTATTTCACCCACATCTTCTTTGACTGAGTTTAAACTCAGTGACAATGTATCAGCTACATTCTTTAGACTCTTATCAAAATGCTCTATAATAAAGTCTCGTGAACTCTCTGCTTCCTCAAATGCCTTTTTATTTCTACTTGCAAACTCATTATATTTTTCATCTTGTTCTGCCTGTATTCTCCTTGTCTCTCTCAACATTTCATCATGTACCTCCCTAAGAATCTTGTTCTTAATCATCTGATTGTCCTCCTTATACTAATAATGAATACCTTGCAAAATAATTGTCAAATATATCTTTATAAATCTTATCTAAACCTGGCATCTTGCTATATTGATTATTAGCAACTGCATCATCCTTAAATGTTACAGAGGCATCCTTAATCTTATATTCTTTGATACCATTGTTTATCATCTCATTATATTCTTTTAAATTACTTGTATCTGTTGACTCAATCTTTTGCTTAATACCATTTAGTAATATGCCAAGCTTGACAATCTGTGGTATCTGCATTGTCTGTGAATCCACATTCCTAGGCCACTGCATTGGATTTGAATTGTATATTTTACAACCTTTCCAAAGCATAGTGTAATTCTCTATGAACTGTGTATTTCTATAAATTATTATAGTTTTTTCATCATCTGATAAACTATTCCAAGTAGTATATTCAACTTCTGTTGAAAGAAAATTATCTTCAATCATCTGGTTTGCTTCTGCTACATCAAAGTAACAGTTTTCTCCAACTACAAGTACTATTGACATTCTTAATTCCTCCTATCAAAATTTTATATAGATTACTAGGAATTATGTACTATGATATGACATAATTCCTAGCTAAACTCCACATTTTTAAATTAAAGTTACTTTAGTTATATATTTAGTGTCTATTTCTAATCCTGAAGTAGCTCCTACTGTAACTTCTTTATGAAATTTAGTACCTACTTTTCTTATTATGCTAGCACCATAATTAATTACAAAGCCTTTATTAGTAAACTGATAAAGTACTCCATTATAATTATAATATATACTTGAAAACAGAAATCCTGTACTTCCATTATAATATAATGTCAAAGCATTATTTTCTAATTTATATATATTGAGATGATTTGAGTCATTACCCATCACATATAAATCATCAGGTGTAGCTACTAAGTTTCTTCCATCACCTGCAAGTGTTAATAATGTTGATACTGTGTCATTGGTTATATCAATCAAGTCAAGTCCATTACTTGAATTGATACCATATAATGTATCTCCTACAAATTCAATTTGCTTATAAGACTTAGCTGTGTTTGTTACAACAACTGTGTATGTAAGTGTATTTAAGTCTATTTTTATTATTACAAATGCACCATTTATTTTACATGAAGCATAAATATAACCATTATGCAATGTATAAGCATAAGGGTAATCAGCACTTGCACTTCCAGAACCGCCTGCTCTGTCTGCAGCAGTGTGACTTGTCATATCATATTCTCTAAGTGTAACATAATTATATCCACTAGCAGTAGCTATAAGTTTTAAGAATGTCAGTTTATTTCCTATTAAAAATCCAGGGTTAAATACACCATTTACTCTACTAAAATAATTGAATCCTATTATTGAAACACCAGTAGCAACTGTTGACCAAGTATTGTTCTCTATGTCATATTCAAAATGCTTTGAATCTAAAAAGAACTCAAGCTTTCCATTATAATCACAAACTGCCATTGTAAAATCATAGTCAGGAAGACTATTTAATGATTCTTTTCCAATTAAATCTTTTTCTTCTGTAACTAAGCTACCAGTTATTCCAAAAAGTTCAACATCTTTTTTAATGTTACTAGCTATTAAGTCACTATCTTTTACTATTGTAACATCACTTAAACCATCATAGCCAGAGTCTGCTTGTACTTGTACATCACCATTACTAAAGTCAGGTGTTACTGTTTTACTCTGTAAATTAGGTGTATCACCACTATAATCACCTGTAACTCCTAATATCTCAATTCCACTTTTTATGTTTCCTGCAATTATATTATTGTCTATACTTGCATCAACTGCACTAACATTTACTTCACTGAAACCATTAAACTCACCTGTAGGAGTTAAATGCTGACTTTCTGTAGTTGGATTAACATTTAATGTAGTCAGCTTAGCTATTTGCATATTATCTATAACATCAACCATATCAGAACAGGTCATACCAGTAGTACTTATACCTTTATCTTCTATGGCATTTTTCAAATTTAACCAGTTATTTTTATTATCTTCAAGGTTTTGAGCTATATCATTACGTGCCATCCTATTACCCTCCAAAAATATTTACAGGGAGGAAACAAAAGAAATTATGTCTCCTCCCATAAACAATTATTCTTTATTAAGGTGTATAAGTTATCTCAAATATTGCTACAACTTCAGCTACAACTGTGTCAGCATTTTTCTTAATTGTAAGTGTTTCTGAACCATTATAATTCATAATAGCTAAGTACTTTGTAGTAGCACTTACTGCTGAAGTAAAGTCAATAAGTGTTATATCACCATCAGTATTAGGTATTACTTTATTTGCAACATCAATATCCTGTAGATTATCAGTTACCTGATATGCTTTCATACCTGCATATAAAGCCTGATCTCCATCTACTCCAACACCACTATAAACTTGCTTGTAGTTCTTACAAGGTAATATATTAACACCATAAGCATCTTTCAATACTGGTGTAGTAGTAGCTGAAAGATTAATCTTTACTGTTCCACCATTGTCACCATAGATCTCAACAGCCTTGTCAACAAGTGACTTCATAACTGTTTTAGAATCAATATCACCAGTGTGTGTTCCTGTAGAGTCTGTATATTCAAATGTACCAATACTTGAACCAAGTGTACTAAGTTTAGCTCCATTCCACTTAATATCACCTTTATCTCCACTATAAACACTTGTCTCAGCACCTGCAATATCAAGCTCTGTTATAAATTCTTTTGCACCACTATATTCTGTAGTGTCATCTCCATTTGTAATTGTTAATTTAATAGTGTCTACATTTTCATAATTCTGTCCACTTACTCCACCAGTAACTTTAATACCAAGCTTAATAGCAGGATTTGTTCCAGTTACATCTTCAGTATTATATATATTAGCAGTGTTATCAGTATTATCAAGTGAAAGTACAGCTGTAGGTGTAACTGATTTATCTTCTATACAAGGTAATCCTACTGTAGCCATTGACCAGTTATTCATAACCTTGATGGATTTATTTTCTTCTCTACCAAGTCTATTATAATAACTTACTCTGCCATTCTGTTCATTACTGAAGTAAAGTGTCAATCCAGCTTCTTTATTGTTATTATTCATTGTAACTTCATATTGTCTATTCTCTGCCATGTCTAAACTCCTCTCTAAACAAAAGAGGCTAACACAATCATGTATTAGCCTCTTTACATCTAAGGCTCTTAGGCCTCCGTAGTATTAATTACCAATGAACTTGTTCCCACGGGAATGTCTATTGGCTTGCTAAGATCTACCTCAGTATCATTCAGTGTAGCAGATACAGTAGCTGTTTCGTTTACTGCCTCAGCAGTAACTTCTACACTTGCATCTGTACCATCAGCAGAATACTGATATACATCATTAGCAAAGTTTGGACTCATTTGATACCCACTGATGCTAAGTCCATCTAAACCATCAGTGGCAATTATTCCCCCTCCTTTACCAGTGAGAAAGCAGCAGGTACGAGGATACCATATCCGAGATAAGCCTCACCTCTAAGATATATCTGGTTATGACCAGCAAGGTCAACACCTGTGTTATCAGGGTCACCATATCTAATAACATCAAACCAAATATCCTTAGCAACTCCCCACTTAAAGAAGTCTCTGAAGTTGCCAACAACTGCTCTATCCTTAGAACTATAGGATGAAACTGAAGGGTTACTGTCAACAGTAAGACCTCTAAGTACATCTACATTATTTCCCCACAAAAGTTCAGGAAACATGGCATCACCGTTACTCTTCTTCTGTGAGGCAAGTGCAGAACGGAATGAAGGAGCAAAAGCAGCACCTGTTACCTCGTGCTCTGCATCCATAACCTTTGCAATAGCAGCCTCCATATTTGCATTAGGGTCTGAAGCATTGTAAGTAATAATGTTAGCTCCACTTGCATAATTGGCAATTATATAATCAAAATGATTATTACCAATTACGGTAGAAGCTAAACCAGTTCTAGGGTTGATACCATGAAGTGCTGCAGTATCAAGAGCAAAACCAAGCTCTTTAGCAAAGCCCTCTTTGAATCCCTTAAGTATTTCTACTTTTCTCTCTTCTGAAGCAATGAGGAACTCATCACTCACTCTTGCTCCATATTCAATTTTGAAAGGCTTTATCTGCACTGGCTGCAGTGTGACTCCACCAACTGCTTTAGCCTCATTCTCTCCTACGATAGAAGCCCTATTGTCAAATGAAAATGTAAACACATCTGTGCCTACAAAATCAATAGGTGTAGCATCTGAAAGCTTTGCTAAACTTGACTTGCCCCTTGTAAGATTCACAATGTCCTTCTGAACAACGTCAGGAAAAACGTTCTTTGTAACTGCCATAATTATTTTCCTCCTTATGACTACTTTAATACTTATTTATGTTAATTTTTAAATGTTACCATTACTTAGACTAGCAGCTAAACTAGCTAAAGCAGCATCCATGCTACTCTTTGTATCATTCATACCATCATTTGCTGGATTAAATCCATCAAGAAGTGGTGAACTCTCTGGTGTATTTCTACTCACAAACAGACCAGATTGTTCTTTTTGAAGATTCTCAAAGGCTTCATCAATGCCTGAAACCTTTTCTCCATCAACCTTGACATTTGAAAGATCAATAAGCTTTTTAACTGCATCAACTGTGATACCCTTTCTTAACTTAAGAGTACCAAGCTTATCATTAAAAGCTCTGTCAATTGCTACATTGTTTCTTGTAGTAATTGTGTAAGTATTTGCTCTCTCCAATGTCTCTTTAAGTTCAACATCTTCAAGTCCATCTGTCTTAAATAAACCTGTCTTGTCATCAAATTCAATCTTCACTTTGTTTACCTCCTCAGTTTTCTTATCTTTTAAATCTATACTATTATTTATTTTTTCATGCTTATCATCTGGATTATCATTTTTTCCAGACTTGTCATCTTCTTTGCCTTTGTCATCTTCTTTACCTTTGGTATTCTCTTCTTCTTTTCCTTTAGTACCCTCTTCTTTTCCTTTAGTACCATCTTCTTTTCCCTTGTCCTTGTTCTTTTCATCCTCGTTAAGCTCAATGTCATCATCAAGATTGAGTCCTAACTTCTTAAGTAAGTCTGATAGCTTCATTTGTTTATCCTCCTATTATTTAAAAGTTAATAATAACCAATTACTTAGCAATGTATGTTTTTGAATATTTAAGTGTTTTCATCCAAACTGTACTCAAATGATTCATCAGGGACAGCTAATTCTGCCTCCCTTGCTATCTGTATATCTTCTTGGTCACTCTGTTCATCATTATAACCAAAGTACTTCTGTCTCACGCTTCTTCTACTTAATATCTTGTTATTAACTAATTCTGAAGAAACATCAGCGATATTTTTATCAGAATCAGTACGTCCAATATTAAATATTATGTTTAGATCACTTTTCTTTACATCTATACCATTAAGTAAGCATAAACAGTAAAGACTATTCCTAACAGCGTAATATACTTCTGTTATGAGTCTATTAGCTTTATCAATGCTTGATTTTAGCACATTGTTTATGGTCTCCTCGCTTGGATTTCCGGTCATCTCACCTGACAAGAATGTTCTTCCCATTTCACTAAGTTCATATAAGAACTCTTTTAATGTAGCTAACATATCATTACTATTATCAAGATTGTAGTTAAGTTCTACTGCCTGTGCTTTATCATCACCACGAGACACCATAAACTGACCATTTATTAACTTCAATGATCTCTTTCCTGTACTCTCGTCCTCTTGTATCATACTCTGTCCAATTATAATAAATGGTGTCATTGAATTATCAAGTAAGTGCATATTAACTGAAAGTCTCTGTTCTATTCCGTAAACAATATCCTGAATGTCCTGATATAATGACTCACCATATATACCATTGGCTTCTTGATTTATTGACATAATATTTACAGGTATTGCATCACTTATTCCAGTGTCAAACCAGATTCCTCCTGCTGGGATTTTTCTTCCCTTTATCTCATAATCAACTGACTCACCAATAGTTCCTTGTACAAATCCAAAAGTTTCCTTGTCTGCTCCATAATACTTCTTGACTATCTCAAATACTTTACTTTCTTTATATATCTGAAAATCAATGTAAGTATCTCTTTTTCCAAATATTGGATAATATAATACCTCACCTTTAATATCTTCAACATTGTTAGCATCTACAACCTTAAATGCTCTTGTCATATTAAAGACAGACAATCCATTCTTATATACCTTGATACCTGCATCACCAAATTCTGTAGTCTTTTTAAACCCTGACCTAATCTTATCAAAGAACTGTGTATTTTCTACTAAAGCCTGTATTCTCTTATCCCTCTCAATATCACCAGACTTTACTATAATGTCATTGTTAAAAATTATATCTGTTATTTTGTTTGTTAATAGCTTAAAATAATTGGTAGACAATACCTTGTATGGTATCTCCATCTCTTTATCATTCATTCTTATAATCAAGTTCTTATTATAACTATATTGTCCAGTGTACTGTCTATGTCTGTACTTATAAACAATATTACGACCTATTACTTCTTTAGAGGGAAATAACTCACCCTTATTTAAGAAGCTAAAGTCTGTATAATATTCACCCTTATGTAAATAATCATAAACACTAAATGACATTGCTTTTCCTCCTTACCAAATAGGTTCTCCATAATCTAGTATCTCACACAGCCCATATCTGGCTGAATCTATAAAGTGATTGTTATCCTTCTGTAGTACAGTCGTCACATCTCCGTTCTTGTCTATAATGTATGAGTACTCTTTAAATTCCTTATATGTATTAGGACATTTAATAGGGTCTATATAAATATGATTACAACTTCTCAACCACTGTACACCTGAGTTAACTTCTACTGTTTTATGTACTCTTGTTACATTTAATTTATAAGGACTTCCACTTAAATGATCTACAAAGTTTCCTACTGCATTATCCATATATGTTAGTAAATTATGAGGATTATGCTTTTTAAATTCATTCTTGACATCTTCATAGGATACTCTACTTGGTAACTTGAATTCATCCAAACAATATAAATCTCTTTGTTTACTATCAAAATACCAACGTGTAAATGCCCATGGATCTCCTGTTTTTTCCGAACCTCCATTGCCTACATCCATCCCACGATACGTCCTATCATATTCATGTTCTTCAAATTTCCAGTCTGTTATATTTCTAAATACAATAGAGTCACAACCAACAATTAAACCTAGATACCACCACTTATAAAAGTCTGATTGTGTTTTTTCTCCAAGTTGAATTCTAGGTAAGTCTGTTCTAGATATCCAATCTATATGTCCCTCTTTAATTAAAGTCTTGTAAGTACAATGCACAACACATTGTACTAACTCTATATTATAATTAAATACACTTGTTACTGTTTTATCTACTCTATATTCAAATAATGTATCATCTTCTTTATAATGCTCTAACAATTCTGCATCACTTGAAACTGTCTCATATTGCTCGTTTAGAAAATGTGTAGGGGCTTGGGAAGGATTGTATGAAATAACACTCAAGAATGAGTCTGATTGTCCACGTCCAACTGAAGACTCTAGGTCAATTAAATCATTCATACAACTAAAGTCTGCAGCTTCTTCTATCCATAATGTACTAAATCCACCAGAGGCATCCTTTATAGACCTCAATCTCTTAGGGTCATCAGCACCACGACAATATATAACTACATCTGTTCTTTTACCATTCTTATCAAGATATATAAACTCATTCGTTGATTTTAAGTACTCAAATTGATGACTTAATCCTAAATACTGAAGTGCAGTAATTATTTGAGTAGTAAGTCTCATTTTAACATTATTTGAATATCTTACTACACATAATGCACTATGCCTAAATATCTTAGCTCTTAATATTACAATCATAGCTGCTATTGTGGATTTAGTACTGCAGCGCCCTCCCTTAAATACTAGTCTATAATACTTATTATTTAGTGCATTTAATACTATTTTTCTAAATGGTTTTAATATATTCTTATCAAGATTGATTATCATCTGTCTTATCATCCCCATTTATTATAATTGTATCTATAAACATATCTCCAGTAGCCTCATCAGCTGCTTTATCTAATAATTTATCAAGTCTCTTACACTCATTCTCTGCTTCTTGCAACTCTGCTTTACACTTAATTCTTTCGCTTATAGCTTTATCCTTAAGTATCTCATATTTCTTAATTAAATCATACTTAGCCATAATCTCTGCATCAGTATCAGAGTCACTAAGTAAAATATCTTCCATCCTTGCTTCAATCTTATCTACTATATTATCATCATAGTCATAAAATGCCATTGACCATCCATTATCTGACTCAATTATATTACGTGTATTTCTTACTTCTTCAAACTTGCCAAATACTTTTGGAAAGCTTTGACACAAAACTTGCATAACATCATCAAATGTACAGTCTGGGTCATTTTTTCTAGTCTTACGTATCTTATACTTTATAGCATTATAAACACCTTGCTTCTTTGCAAGGTCTACTTTACTTCCCGTATCCACTCTATTACTTGAAATACGTGATGGTAAATCATTCTTTAGACTATGAGACTTATTTCTTCTATATTTAGGTATGAAATTTGTGCTTTTCTTTTCATCCATTTTGATTACTCCTATTTTAATAAATCTACTATATTATTAATCAATTATGTAATGAAATAGGCATAGTAGCTATAAAAAACAAGGATTATAATAAATGTATGACTCCTATAGTTACTACACACCGTAGTGTCACAAATGCTAGATGTAGGCGAAAAAGAGGCTCACATAAATTAAATATATAATGTAATTATAAATATCTTAAATGTTAGATTAAACCAGACCCGCCCAACCTGCGTTTAATTATGTTACATTCGTGTAACTTGATTTTATCACACAGTAATAGTCCAATGTAACATAATTTTAATCATTTTTAATAATGTAGTTCTAAAAATATATTTTTATAATGTAACAACAAAAATACCCTGCTAGTATTACTACTAGCAGGGTATCCTATAGAAACTATCAATACATAGGAGTTACTTGAATTGCCATGTTCCATCATCTTGTGGACGACAGACATGTTCTATTATATTTTCATCCTGACAGGGTCGTCTTACAATGATCTTGTCATCAAATCTATATATCTCTGTATTGATATACAATATATCTGCTATAAGCTCTAAACTAAGAGCTGAGAATTTTATTGGTAGAAGTTCCTGACCACTCTGGAGTTTTCTCCAAGCAGCATAATGTCTCAAGTTTTCTACTTGAGAACAAACCTCAAGATTATTGACACTATTAATAACCTTGTATACCCTTGGAAGCTTATGATTAGCCTCCAAGCCAATATAAGACTCCCTTGTTAACCCGTCATGTTCTAAAATATCATATACTATTGATAGAAGTCTATATGTAGCAAGACTTCCTTGTCCGCCATCATAACTCCATGTAAATCTTTTTTCTCTAGGCAAAGTGAGCCTATCATAATCAAACTCACTATCTTTACGATTGTTAATCAAAGTGTAACAATCGCTATTATGCTTAAAAATACATAAATCGTGGTTCCATCGTGTTCTGTCAAAGAACACGACTATAGTGTTCTTATTCTCCTGAATAGCCTCTATAGAGCTAACGAGGTTATTTACAAGACCTGACTCTACAACTCTGTTTGTTACCTGTACTCTTTTTATCATCATAATTTTCATCCTTTCTCTCCCCTTAGGAGATTAACCTTTTCTATTTATTATTATTATTTTACTATTAAAAATCAAATCTGTCAATAGCCTTTTACTATTAACTTATTTAATTTTTAATTTACTTATTATTAAACAAAGGCTAGTATGAATGCTATATCATACTAGCCTTATAAGTATCTTATTTTATATTATGTTTATCTTATTTTCTGAAACGTCTATTAACAATATAAACATTCCAATTCTTAAGATTATTCTTGACAGTATTATAATCACAATTAAATAGTTCAGCTATACTAACTAATGACATATGTTTATTAACATACATATCAATGATAGTATCCTTATCATCAGCCAAGTTAATTCTTGGCCTGCCTTTTTTAATTTTTAATTGTTCATTAACATATTTATATGACATAAATAATACCTCCTCTTATAATAAACTGTTTACTTTTCAGACTCAATTTCTTCTTTAAGTTCTAACATCATATCAGTTGAGCTATCCAATATTTTTATAATGCCAGCTCTAGCTAAAAGAGCTGCATAATTATATAAATCAAACCTTTTATTTATAATACAATGATATCTTATACTGTCCCACTTGACTTCATCAAAGTCAAGTACTTGAATATCTAAACCAAATTCTCTAAATAAAAGGAAGAACAACTCTATTGTATTATGTACTATTAGTTTTCTTGGTTTTAACATATATGTAACTCCTTTCTCATTCTTGACCACATGTAGTCAAGAATGTAATCTATTATTTCTTTTATTTCAAGCTTTGACTTAATTATATCTTGTTTATTTAGCATATAGGACAATCTGTAGTCCTTATAGCTCATAATAATTTTTCTATAGCAACTCATAGGAGTCACTATCTCTTCACATATTAAACTAACAGGTTTATTCTTTTTAAATTCATTAAGCATATCATCATATTCAGTTATGACTCTCACCTTTATATCTGACATATTGTTTTCCTCCAATCAAAGTCTATATAATTCTAATATAAGTCCTGCTGATGATATTATAACAGCTATTAATCCTAATCTAAGCATAAATTTATTATCTAATGGATTTAAATAGAACCAATATATAAGTACCATTAAATGTATTATTATCATATTCTGTACCTCTTGTTCTACATCACATATAACAACTTATGTTTTGTTAAACCCTACACCAAGATATACTATAGTGTAGGGTTCAACTTGTGTGGGATATTACTATTTTAAATGATTCAGTGAATCAATAGTAACCTAATTATTATTGCAACTATCAATATAACTACTTCTACTGCAAGTGTTCTTTTCATATTGTTATATATTCTATTCAACATATTGTTATCTCCTTTATAATACTCAGTAGTGCTTTGACACACTACTGAGCTCACAGTCATCTACCAACGTCATGGCAGTGACGTTAATAGCTATTAAATTCTGTCATTGTCCTTGCAAAATTCACAAGGAGCTATATATTCAAAAGCATTGTCATTAACATTTCTATAGCAGTCTACTTTCTTTGTAAAACAGATTGTCTTATTAGTATCTGTATCTACAAATACTAAGTATCCCTCAGTTTCAGAGTATTCTGAAACCTTACAAGTGTCTTTAAACAATACTTCAGATACTTCTAAAGGTACATTGTCAACTCTGACCTTGACCTTTAATTCTATTCCGAATGTAGATAATTTCTCAATCTTTGTAACTTCCATCATATTAGTTATCCTCCAATATTAAACTGTTTAGATTAGTAGTAACTTCTTCTTCATAACTGTTAATTATACTATCTACTTTAGCAGGTACTCTTATACCATGTATAAGTATTCCTACTACTAACAACACACAAGCTATTATAAATAATAATGGCTTGATACTTATTAACTTTTGTTCCTGAAGAATCTTCATTGATTCCTCATTTCTAATCAATGTTGAAAGTTCTCCATCAGTCATATTAAGCCTCCTCTTTAAGAGCCTCAATTGTAAGCTCATGCATCTTTACTACAAAACCTACTACTAAATTTGTTATTAATGTCATCATAATTTTTACCTCCGTGTGCTTAGCACTTTTCTTATTTATCTTCTATAATTATAATACCTCAAATAATTCCAAAAATCAATAATTTTTTAGAACAAAAATTATGAACTTTTCTTTATAAATTTCATAATAAAATTGAAGAATTTTTTATATCTTTTTATACATGTCATGTAATATTTTATTCAGCATAACCTCTTTATTTAAACAATCACACCATTTTATTTTATTGATTGCTTTTCTAACTGACTTGTTATCTTGTTCTATATATAAGTAATAATTATCATAATCATCTAGTATTCTAATTATTACATTGTTATCTTCACAGAAACTATTCAGCAACTTATCATATTTATAATATATATCATCTGACATCATATAGCAAACCCTCCAA